CATTTGAATACGCTCTGCATGGCGACCATCCGTACTATCTGCATGCCCACGCTTTTCAACTGGAACTGGCAAGACTGTTCCCTGACGTGACCGATTGGATCAGTGAGAAATCGTTTGCTCATCCTCTTGGCTTTGGCGGTAAGTGTGATGTACACAGCCCTTCAACTGGCATCGTTGTTGACATCAAATCCAAGCCGGGCGATCTAACTGACGGAAAGCGTCAGCATTACGACCAGAACATCCAGTTGGCGGCGTATCAGGTGGGGCTGGAACTAGTTGGTTACGCAGAAATGTCCAGTGATAGCGATCCTGACGACCCTCTCTTGAACAAACGCTGGCCTCACAAGTTTACCCAATGCGCCAACATCTTCGTCAGCAGGACTCATCCAGGCAAGGTATGCAGCCATGTGTGGGATGCGCAGGATGTGGCTTATGGATGGTCGGTGTTTGAAGCGGCTCTGGAACTGTGGAAACGGCTATCGAGGTATAACCCTGCTGACTACATCCAGCCATGCGCCGCCTAGCCATCCTCCTGCTGTCCTGGTCTTTGCCTTTGCTTCTACTGATACTGGAGTGGACGATATGAACTTTACGGCAGCAGAACTGCGGGCGATGGTCCCCAGAGTATCGGTTGCATCATTCGCAGAAATCGCTGTCATTCAAGCCATGTTGCGCGAATACGCCGCGCTCAAGGAAGCTGCGGAGAAGGGGATTACGATGGAAGCTCTGGAGACTGCGCTTGAGGCATGGCGCATGGGTGGGCCTTCAACCGTAATGAGTATGCACGCCGCTTTGACAGCCGTCGCCCCACTGTTGGCGCTGATGAAGGTAAAGAAGAAACGTGCAGGCTGCATGCACGGTGATGGCTGCGCTGACCCAGACTGCGAAGGAAGTTGGAAATGACAACCGACACCACGCACATCACGAAAGATGAGGGAGAAGCGCGAAAAGCCGAAGTCTCTGAGACTGAGGCGCTGAAACCTTGTCCGTTTTGTGGTGGGAAGGCATTTGCCGATCAGGTCTGCGCGCCGGGTTCGTTGCCAGTTCTAATTGCCGGTTGCGAAGTTTGCGGATGTACTACTCGGCTCAGAGTTTGGAACACCCGCGCCGCCGAAGTCAGTGAGCCGCAACCACCGGATTCCGAATGGGCGGATAGAGTAGCGGCAGCACCTAAGCCATCGTATGCCGAACTCAGTGCGCAGGAGAGCAAGCCGGTTGACGATCCGCTGAAGCCGTTGCAGGATTGGTATGCAGCACTGATGAAATCAGGTTCGTTGTCCATCAATGCCTCAATGAGCATGGGCCATATCATTGCTGACCTGCGTGCATTTGTATCCGCAGCCCAATCGGGCAGTGCGCAGGATGCCAGTCCGAAGGATGACGAGGCGTCATCTGCAAACGACCGCGCAATGGCCCACTACGATGAATAACCCCATGACTGACACAACCCCTGTTCCATCGCGTGAGGCGGTGGAAGCCATGATCTATGCCAAAGGTTTGGATCATGGTGAAGGCGAAGCAATGTACATGGTTCTCAATCTTCTCGCGGAAGTCGAGCGGTTGACCAACGAACTTGCGTTTGAGCGCCGTGATCGCGCTATGGCAGATGCCGCCGCTGAATCCCTCCGCGCGGAAGTCGAGCGGTTGACTCCCATAGAGGAACGTCTGATACAGGTTCTTCGTGGCGGCGAAATAATGCTCGCCGAACTGGACACCCTCCGCGCCACCGTCGCCGAGCAAGGTGCTGCGCTGGATCGCCTGCGCGACGAGTTGAGCAACATTGCAACGGTCGATCCGATGGGATGGATTGACTTCGAGCGCGGCGATAGGCTCAACCAGTTCCGGCAATGGGCGCAAAAACGAGCTAGACACGCCCTCGCCAGCGCGCAGTCCGGCTAAGGCGCATCCCCTAGCACGCTGGCAGTCACCAGGAAGTGGTAGATGTTGGCCGTCATTGGCGTTGTTACGTTGGCTCCCTCGAAACAAATACCAAACTGCGTAGGAGTTATGCTGGTGTTAGTCGGCTCGCTAGCCCCAAGAATGAACGTCTTTCCATCTGTCGATAACAGGTAGCTTCTGGTTGTTCCATTATCCGTTATCCGCAAGAAGAAGTTGGCCGATCCTCCGGTCCAGTTTGTCAAGGTAAACGCAGCCGCTCCAGCACTGTTCAAGTTCGTCCATGCCTGCACGAATACATTCAGCGCGCCAGACGATATGCCCGCATAGAAAGCCCGGAAACCCGTCCCATTGCTCAGGCACAAACCACCAAGGACCGATGTCGAACCTGTCGTGGTAACGCCGTTTAGCGTCATACCAAGATCAACTGTGTAGGGGGTGGATATGGATGATTGCACGCCTCCCTGAAGATGATTTCCTGACTGTGCCGTCCAGTTGACTTGCAGGCGATCCGACTTGTCTGTCAGGGTTATATTTGCTCCGAATGGAGTAAATGCCGCTGCAAGTGGAACCGTTTCTGGCGATACGTACCAGCCCGTTCCGGCAACAGTCCTTGGTGGCGTTGCCCATACAGGGTTGGCGGATGATCCCAATGTTTCCAAAAACTGTCCTGACGTACCAGCAGCCAGCGCAGTCCAGACTGTTGCATTTCTGTAGAGAATCATCCCACGGGTACTGCCGAATTGCGCATCCAGCAATGCGGTTTCCGTGGAACCAATCAAGTCAAGACTTGTTCCGTTGTCATGCAATACCTGGACTGATCCGGCAGTGATTTCTCCTCCCACCAAAGCCGCGCCATCAATCTTGACTGTCCTTGCCCCTAGAGAATTGTCGTTGAGCGTTACCGCACTGGTATTGGCGTTGGTGAACGCGATGTAGAGAACGTCGTTCGCCGCATACGCTGTGTGTGTCGGCGTCGTGGTGACGGTGTAGGTGTTCGTGCCGGATGCCGTGCCGTAGTAGCGGTTGGTCGGGCCGGTGGCTCCGGTCGGTCCAGTTGCCCCAGTAGCCCCTGTCGCGCCCGTAGCGCCAACGGCTCCAGCAGTAATAGTACGTGATGTGCTCATTGCTACCGCCCCGTCGCCGTGATGATGTACGTAGTCAGCAGCGTGTGGAATGCCGCCGCATTGGTGCTGCCTAGTCCACCATCGGTAATATAGGCGCAGCCGCAGGTGCCTTTGTAGAAGGCATTAGCGGCTCCTTCAAAATCACCGCCAAGAAAGATATCCGCGTCGGAAAAACTTATAGGAGGTGCGTCCGAAGTCGTATTGGTCGCTACGGATGTACCATCTTGGTAGAGCGTGCGCAGTGTAATGCTGGAGCCTTCTCCATAATAGTGCTTGTTGCTTGCCGCTGAAGCGACGTTGGCAAAGTTTGCGGGAAGCCCCCAGGAGAAGAAATAGCTCGTATTGCGCAAGTCTAGTACCCATCGATTCGTATTCGACTGACTTCTCAAGCCCATTGGAACGGTCGTCAATCCCGGCGAAGCTCCTGCAAAGTTCCTTTCAAACCAGCCCAATCCGCCATGTGGTGTTCCGCCGGATACCAGTGCTCCGAGTTGCGTGGTATGAACACCAGTTCTCAAGCCTTTATTTGAACCGTTGAAAGCCACTCCTTTGTTAGTGCCGCAGTCAGAATCAACTAGGTTGGAGGCGTAGTTGTCTGGGATGCCCGCGCTGATTAAGTCCCGCAACGGAACGATGGAATGTTTGATCAGGCTCCCAACGAACGGATACAGGACGATGATGTGCGACGAATAACTCTGCGCCGCCATCACAAGGCTCAGGTTGTTGATGAGGATCGTGTCGGAATAAGAGGGCAGTACACCGGAATTAAAAAAGCAGCGGTTGTACCAGACCTGTGTCTCGGTCGTCAGCGTGACATAGAACGGCGGGTAGGTTGCCGGAGGGGCAAAGCGGGCTGACAGCGGCAGTACGGGCGGGATTGAGCCGTACATCAGAACTCCAGAACTTCGCCGTTGAAGTCCAGTTCCTTCGCCGTCGTGACCGTGGTGGTACAAGCCACCTTGAGCGTCGTGCTGGCCTTCAGGTAAAGCACCTTGTTGCCGAACGCATCGAAACTCGTCCACGCCATCAATGCCGATCGCAGGCAATCCAGCGCCGCCGTTACGCCGTCCGTGCCTGCCGTGATGGCTATCGTCACCGCGCCAATCGGCTCGTCCGTTCCGCCACCGCCGACATTGATGTAGAAGATCACGATACGCGAGGACGTGTCGGTACTTGTCGCACCCAGGGATTTCAGGATCGAGCCGTTGGACCCTGCGGTGTAGATGGTCTTCTTGGTCGTCGTGTCCGCAGGCAATATCTGCCCCGCCACGTTGTTGATGGTTTGCGGATAAGGGGGCGTGAAGGTATTGGGCATGGGTATTCCTTTAGGTCATTGCGGAGCCGAGTGAAGCTAAGTCTGGGCTGACAACCGTCAGCGTCGCGGTCGCACCAGTCCCTGTGATGACGGACGGACCCCTGATATTTAGCGCCGTCGCCGTCGTGCTGACGTTCGTGCCGTCCTGTTGTGTAGTCAGTCCGCCACCATTATTTATCAAAGCATCGCTAGGCAATAAAACTTCCGCCTGCGTCGTGGAAAGTGCCTTTATGCCAACTTGCTGGAAATTCGATGCGCCACTAGGCTGTGTGGCTGTCATCTTTCCTGCGGTGGAATCTACCCAGTAATACTGCCCCTGGGTTAATCCTCCTGTGGTTCCGCAGACGGCATCCCATTGCCCAGTAGTCAGTGTAAGCAAGCCAAACTGTTGCAGGGTGAAGTCATCTGCCCCGGCAACAATGGCAACGATGGCATCCGCAGTTAGAGTCGATGTCCCATTATTTGACTTGGCCCATGCCGAAGCGCCTTCGGTCACGACATTGCCGACGACGAACCCGTGCGCGACTTGATGGACAGCCCATTGCAGCATGCCGGAACCCGCCGCTACCAGATTGGCATAAGTGATCTTCTTGTTCGCAAAACTCGCAGCGCTATCTGCAAGTATAAATTCATCGGCGGCGACCGGAGTTGTTTTTGCCGTCAATGGATCAATTCCAACGGCAAGGTTAATGGTCCCGGACGATGTTATTGGCGATCCGGTGACAACGACACTGCTATCACTGCCGGTTACATTGACAGAAGTTACGGTGCCAGCGCCAGCGCCAGAAATGGAAACATTGCGAACGCCAGGGATTGGCGTCGTTACAACGATGGGAGCAGTTCCTGTAACGTCTGTGACAGGTCCACCAGTTTGGCTCAACTGCTCCAGCCGTTCAATTCGTGTCCGGTCGCGGCCCATTTAGACGATCTGCACTCGCGTGACGCCGTGCGTAAACCAAAGATGCGTACCGTCATATTCGAGCGCGCCATCTTCCGGCGAGGCAAGAACTGTCCCAGAGGTCAACTTAAGCGGCGCCGTACCCGCCGTAGCGGTTCCGGCAACCAGGTGCAGGCGTGCTGTCGGGGCTTTGACGTAGACGCCTAGATTGCCCGTGCTAAGCGTCGAGCTTGTCCCCGTGTTAGCAATTCCATAGAGCGCGTTTTGTACGGATAACTGACCGTTCCCCGTTCCATCAGGGACATCGGCGCTATGGCCTATGCCGACATTGTTGGACCCTGTAGTTACCGCAGGTAAAGCATTGAATCCAATTCCAGTGTTTACGGCTCCCGTTGTGCAGTTAGCAAGAGCGCTTTCCCCCAGTGCACTATTGATTGTTCCGCTGGTGCAAAGGTGCAGTGCTGCCCATCCAACCGCCGTATTATTGTCACCTGTCGTCAATGCTGACAACGCCGCATAGCCAACAGCAACATTATCGACGCCTGTCGTGAGCGCAACTAAAGAACTTGCTCCGACAGCAGTATTTGATCCGCCCGTAGTACACGCCGCTAGAGCGTTGGCTCCGACTGCAGTTGACGATGCCGCTGTGGTCGCGGCAATAAAAGCGCCATTGCCTAAAGCAGTGTCAGAAGCCCCCGTAAGCGTGAAATTACCCGCTCCGCCATAGAAGGCATTGTTCGTGCCGTAGGTCGAAGCCAGAACCAATGACCCAACCTTGATGATTCCGCTCGACGCATTGACCGTGCCGGACAGTTGCAGCAGCGTTACCGTGTTGCTGCCATCCTTTGCTACACAAGCATTGATGCCCTGCGCGATGTCGTAATCGTGCGTGTCGTGATGCGCCGCCGTGATGAGTGTCCCGGCGGTCTTGTCGTTATTCCAGATCGTTGACCCGGTATAGACGCCATTGGTTTGCGTAAATACTCCACCAGCCCACGGCATAAAATGCTCCTATTGGTTCGCTTGTTTCGAGATGAAATTGGTGGAATACCAGATCAATTGCTGTACCGCATTCTGGTAGCGATAACTCAGCGAGTGATTGACGCCGAAACTACAGGTACTGTATTTGTTCAACTTCGCATCGGGGTTGGACGGATTCAGGTTATCCGGTCCCGCCCATTGGTCCTGGTCCCACGGCGAGACATCCCATTGACCCGTGTTGTACTCCAGCGGAGTCCTGACAGGCGGAAGGTTCGCCGAATGGAAGTCCTGCAGGATGTTCACGCTGGCGTAGGACGGGTATTGCATCGTCGTGACCAGTTCCACAGCGGTCAACTGTGACCGCATACCGGGGCTGTTGAACTTCTGGTATGCCTGTTGTGCATTGTGTAGAACCGCTACACCATTGTCACTGAACCCAAAACGGGTATCTGATGGACTGGTATCTGCCAGCAGAACCGTGCCGTCATTCGTGCCGAAGTAGAGCCGATCATTGAAGATGCCGAACGTTCGGGCATTCCATCCGGTGAATCGGCACCATGATCCGGTGTTCGTGTTCTGGACATATTGCTCGAACTGGCCGGAGGTAATCGGGACGTTAACGAGGAACATGTTTCCCCGAGGGTAGTAAATGCACTCCCACCCGAAGTTGGCCTTGTATTGGGTCGCGGCATAATTTGCCGCACGGATTATTTTCCCGCCGAACGTGGTCAGTTCTTGAGAACGCTGATTGACTATCGCCTCGTCCATCGTCAGGAAACCGTCTGTCGTTAGAACTATCTCCGCGCTCGCCAGCTTGCCGTGACTCCGCGTCGAAAGCGGGACGCCCACAGAGAAACGACCCACCAGCGACCAAGTGAGGATATTGCTAGGATCGGTACCCTGATAAACCAGACACTCCCCATTGCTGGAAATAATCGCACACATGTCATCGACGCCGTCTCCGTTGTCTCGTGACCACGTGGTAATCATCACCACATAGCCACCGCGATAGAACACGAACTCCAGCGGAAAATAGGACAGGTTTCCTTGGAATGCTCCTGCAGCGGCATACCAGAACCCCGCCCGGCGGTACTCGATATAGAACGCCCTTCCCTTGAAGTTCGTCACCGCGAAGAGGTTCTTGCCCGTGTTATCGCTAGTCGGGATGGCTCCCGAGGGGGTGACAGAGCCGGTGTCTGTGAAGGTCAGGACCGTATTAGCCAGACCTCCCGGCGTCATGATCAACTCACCGCCCACCGTCCTTCCGCCCACGTAGTAGAGCAGCGGGTTCTGTGAAGCCGTCCAAGTGACAATCACCCCGCCCGTCGTGGTGTTGCTTGCCGGCAACGCTCCTGCGGGGGTGATGTGCCCGAGGTCGTCATAGGTGACGTTGGTGGTGTTGGCGATGAAGAGTTCGGCGCCCGTGGTACGACCGTATACGTCGTAACTCGTGGCTCCTGCAATCGGACTCCAGAGTATCGAGGCATGACGGAAACCCGTGGCCCATGTGCCGGAAACCTCCGTACTGGCCAAGGTCGTGCCATTGCCGTTCCTTGCTGCGACCCGGTAGTAGTACGTTCCCGGACCTAGGTTGCTCTGACCATCACCCGCATTGGTCCCCGTGACGCTGGTGATGACCGGGGTCGCGAGAGCCGCCGGGACGACAATGGAAACCTCCGTCGAGGGGGCAGTTTGGCTGTTCGTGTAGGTCGCCCAGACCCGGTAGGCGTAGGTTCCTGGCGTCAGGGTTCCCGAGGTCACGGCGAGGGTTACAACAGGCACACCCGGTAATGAGATGGCCGAAGGCGTGACCGTGGTCCCGTCATAAACCTGCGGGCCATCGGCACCGTTCAGCATCACCATGTTGTTGTTGAAATGGGCGTACTGCCACTGGTCCGAGGTAAAGCCACTTGCCAGACTGACCGGAGTGGTCAAATCAGTGACGTTCCAGATGTTCCCATTGCACGCCGCCAGAAGGGCCACAGCGGTCGTGGAGGTATAGGGCATCAGGCTATCGACCGGATGCCCGGCGCTTACGGTGAGCTTGGTGAGGCTGCCTCCACGCCCATATAGTGCCCCCGGCTGGGGAAACCAGTTGATGAGTTCAATGGCATCGGTTGGCGGGATGGCGTCCAGAGGGTCTCTGGCGTTCCATCCGCCCAACGGGGCTGGGGTTGAGGTGACGGCCATCAGGCAACCCAGAGGTTCGCGTAGGGCTGGCCCGTGACTGTCTCACGGTTCGGCACGATGGACGAGTTACCGGTTTCCCTCGCACGGACGGTGTTCCTGCGATTCGCCGCATCTTGTAATGCTACCTGCCAGTCCGGCAGGCCCTTTTCCTGCTTAAAACGCCATTTTACTTCCAACTGGAACAGCCGGTCATCCAGACGCCAATTGTCGTTATCGGTCAGGAAGGCGCTTTGATAGGGCGGAAATCCAGACGCTGGCAGGATGGTTCCATTGGATAAATATTCCGCGTTTATCACAGCCCCGGATGTAGGGTTGATGATGTGCAGGACATTGCCGTAGATTCTCGCCCTGACGGGAAGTGAAGCAATCCCGACGATGGAGGTCAGCATGGCCCAGACATCCGGCGTTGTCGGTAAATCAACTTGGTCCCACCGGCCGTGCTGGTACATGGTATTCGGGACAAATCCCACGAAGTCAGTTGGCAAGTCATACGTCGTGGCGCTCGTAAGCGTCAGCGCCCAAGTGTTATGCAGGAGTTGCAGTCCAAGTTCCTGAATCTCCAGATTGGCCACTTGCGCCAACGCAACAATTTGCGCGGCGTTCTGGTCCGGGTTGCCGATGTAGGAGTCCGGGGCTTGGAACCCGCACTCCTGCATGACTGCGTTAAGATTCTGCGCCAGCGTCGTCATGGGTCACCTTCGGCGGTCGGCCTCTGCGTGGAGTTGCGTGGTCGGCCTTTACGGGGGGCTGCTCGGGAACCTTTTCATATCTCACTGTGACACGGTCAATCGTAATCTTGTCGTACCAAACGCCGTCGATTTGTACGCGCTCGGTGGACATGGGTTTGGATTCTTCATACAGCATGGCTTGCCCTCAGTTCGTCCAGCGTCACCTTCGGCTTGGGCTTGTCGGCGTATTCGTGGATGTTCAGAACCTTCAACGCCCACGGCTTCCACTGCGCCAGATATCCCGGCAAATCCGCCAGCGCAAGCGCCTGAACACTCTTGATATCCAGCTCGTGGAAAGCCGCCTTGACTGCGGGGGTCATCTTCGGGAGCGCTTCCAACGGGATTGGCCGTGGCTGTAAAACAGCCTTGGAAAAGTACGCCCATTCCCGGGGAAACTGTGCTTTCCGGGCATCGTCCACGATGGAGGTCATGCAGTCCCGTTCACCCACCACGTTGACCAGAACCATCGGCGTGTCTTTGTAGACAGGCACGCCTGCCTCTCTTGAAGCCTCCCCATCCTTCACCGCGCCGATGTAGAAACGGGCGGAAACCGGGGCTGGCTTGCCGAAGAATTGCTCCCTCGCCAATTGCTCGTATTCCGGCTCCTGGTAGTCGTTCAGTCGTGGCAGGTTGAGTGTGTCTTCCATCATTCCTCCAAAAAAGGGGCGAGTTTCCCCGCCCCATAAGAGCTTACGCGGAAATCAAGATGGCATTGGATGCCCGACGATTACAGGTGATGTTGCCCATGAAGAAGATGGGAACGACCTTGTAATCGGCGTTCTGGATCGTGCGCTGTTCACCGACGTCGAAGCCCAGCGAACGGTCCGAGGACGTCCGCAGGAACAGCGAGTCGGTATCGAGCATGTACATACGCTTGGTCTGCGTGGCCGGGTCATACACGCAGTCGGCGTCCATGTACTTCAGGTTCATGAAGCCCGCTTCACCCAACGTATCATTAGTGATGCGCTGGATGGCCTGCAACGAACCCCAGTACGCCGAGAACCAGACGCTGTCCATGACGAACAGGTCAGGACGGTCGGGCGGACGGATGGTGGCGATGTACTGCGTGTTCAGGAAGCCCTGCACGTTCGTGGACGTGACCGCCGCCAGCGTGCCGGAGGTCTTCGAGCGCCAGAACGAGTTGGCAACCTGGTCGATACCGCCATACGTGCCGGAAACCGTCGGGTCGTCGGGAATGGCGGCTTTCAGGCCCGTCAGTTCCTTGCCGGCGCCAGCCGTGCCGTCCGAGAAGAGCGACGTGGACAGCGTGTTGTTGAGGTTCGCCTGCATCTGCTTCAGACGAGTTTTCACGATGTCGAATCGCTCATACTCGCCCGTGTTCATCCGCTCTTCCTTGCCGGTCCACGAGATGAAGCCGCCCAGCTGCTTCCACAGGAACTCCGCGCCATCCAGCACGGCCTGCGAGGTCGTGGGTGGAGTGAATACGTCGTAGTCCTGATAAAACTGAATGGACGAGTTGGAACCGTAGATGAGCGGTTCCACGATGGAACGACCACCGTTGCCCTTCTTGATCTGCCCCTTGGACTTCAGGCGCATCAAAAGAGCATTGTTGTTCGTGACGTTATCCGCAAGGTTGTCGATCCAGCGGCGTGCGGTCGAGACGACGAGGTCGCCTAGATTGGGTACTGCCATGAGATGTCTCCATGATTTAGCTCAGTGATTTCGCAGCGGCAGCGATGGCTTCATCGATGCTTTCTGCGCGCTTTTGTGACCCGGCTGTCTTGCTGCCGGTGACATTGCGACTGGCTTTCATGGCTTCTTGCGCTGCCGCCGTATGGCGAGAGGCTTCCTGCGCCGCCTGATGATCAGCTTGGGCCGCTTGGCTCTTGATGGCTTGCGCCCGAACATCCGGGTGCAGGTACTGCGCCACCTCGTATAACTTCGCCAATTCAAATGTCCGGGAACCGTCGGGCAGGAGTGCTCCCCCGCTGGCGACGATATTGGTCATTATCGGTTCAAGCTGTGCATAGTGCGGATGCTTCGGATTGCCTGACTCGTCTACTGCGGTAACGAATGCCTGGATTTCGCCTGCAAGATGTCTCTGTATCGTTTGCTGCTTTTGCTGTTGCTCCCACTGGATATAACCCATCAACTGCCGGTTCTGTTCCTCCAGTGGTTTAATCCTTCGATCAATCGTCGGGTCAACCCAATCTTGGCTCTGTACAATGCCGTTCAGGTCTACGCCGAACTGTTGCGCGAAGTTCTGGATCAGCGCCTTGGCGTCGCGGGGGCTGAAATTCTGCGCCAGCCACATCAAGGCCTGATCCGGGTCACTGCGCAGATAATCGCTTACCGCGACCATCTGTTGCAAGCCTGTCTGGGGATTGATCCCCTGCAGGTTGAAGCGTTGTTCCAGAGGCTCCAGCACTTGGGCGTAGGGCGTCCAGCGTTTCTGGAGTTGGTCCAGAGCCGCTTGCTGCTTGCCGCTGTAATCGTAACGATCCTCAATTTCCTTGAAAACGTCCGGCAGGAGGTCGCCAGCGCCTTCCAGCTTGGCAAGGGCGCGCATCTTCTCCCGTGGGGACTTCTTCCACTGATCCACCCATTTCGGACGTTCCGGCCAGTCATCCTCCGCTGCGGGCGCGGTTTCGGCCCTTGGTTCAGTCTTTTCAGCGGATGCGCGCTCAGTTGCTGGCGCAGGAGTTGCTTTTTCGGGCTTTGCTGTCAGTTCTGCGCTGGCAGAAGTGATGGCTTCACCGAGGGAATCAGACACGGGTCGTCTCCAGTGGGGGTAAATCGTTGAAATGGGGCATCTGGCGGGCTAATGCCTCGCTGTCTGCCTTGGCCTTTTGTGCCTTCGAAATCACCTGTTCCGCCGTCATGTCGCTGGCGGCATCGCTCAGGTTGTGCTTGGCGAACAGTTCCTTTCGCTGCTTCCACGTCGTCACACCCTGCTTGGTGACAGGGCACTGGTAGTGGCATTCCATCTTCACATGCCCATAAACGGGCTGGAGCACGAATTGCATCGCTGCACCGCAGCATTCGGGGATGCTTGTATCGAGTTCCGATACGCGCAAGAATCGTTCGGTGCGGACCTCGCATGTCGGGCATTGGAAGGTGTATGTGGGCACGTTACGTCCTTGACCGCACGCTGCTATACGGCGGATTAGTTGCCGGGGTGTGCGCCGTTCGTGGGGCTTGGATTGCCATTGTGCCTATCCTGTTTGTCATAGCATTATTGGCTACCCTGAGCTGGTGGATTCACGTCCTGTGCCTGCGATATGGCGGCGAGTTTGGCCGCAATCTCACGGAACTTCGCGGAACCGGGCGGGAGCCGGGACAGTTGCTGGACTGCGGCACGGCCATCGGAATTAAGCATGATGTTGGCAATCGAGCGGGGAATGATTACCTGCGCCGCCGCTTGCGGGACTGCCGTAGGATCACCAGCAATAGCCCGAGGCAGCGTTGACAGCAGCGCCATAGCCTGCGACCAAGGCGCTGTCCCTGACGTGTTGTAGCCGATTCTTCCCGCCAGACGCCGTGCCGCATCCATCGCGTCAGAAATCTGCGCATGTTCGGCGGGGTCAAGCATCGCAGCCAGCCGTGCTGAATCTTCCGGCGTATTGCCGATTTCGTTGAGGAATTTTCCGGGATTAGCAGCAACCGTTCTGGCCCCAAGAGATGGCGGCATTTGCTGCGCTTTCTGGACCGCATCCTCGAAATAAGCGCGTTTGACGGACTGCCATACGTCCGGGTCGGCGTTCTGCAAGATGCCCTTCGTCATGGCGAGTTGTTCGGGCTGCATCGAGGCGATTTTCTGAACAACTGTCGCACCGGGAATCTGGTTGAATGTGCCACCATTGATCGCATCGACAAATTCCGGCCCGACGAGTTTGCCTAGCGCGCTGTTCTGAATGCCTTCGATCTTGCCTGATGCTTCGGCAAAATGACTGTTCGCCTGCTTGAGCATTGCGCCCACGTCACCCGGCAGGCTTTGGCTTGCCGCGTCGAGGTCTGAGCCGATGCTTTCCAGCATCTGCGCACCAATCCGGCGGTCTATGTTATCGCCGCTGATCTTAGCCTGTCCGCTGGCAACCTTCGATGCGAACTGGCGCAGTTGCATCAATTTGTCCAGATTGCCCTGCGCTGGAGCCGTGGCGTTCGCTACGCCACCCATTGCCTGCTGGACGTTCGCGGCTAGTTGCGGATCAGCAGCGGCAACCTTTTGCAGCATCGCCTGCTGTTGCGCGGGATTGACCTTCTGCAACATATCCAGAAAGCCTTGCTCTGCAGGCGTCAGTTTTGCCATAGGCGCGACATTGGCAAGATTCTTCTTAGCGAAGTTCGCCAGAGCATCCGCCGATGGCGTTCCCACGTTCCCATAATCGGAAACAATCTGTTGTAGGAGTTGATTCGTGTTCTGCGGCTCGATGGTTGCCGCACCTTTCGTGATCGTTCGGATATCTCCGTATTCCTGGTTAGCGAGCAAGTCTCGCCGTTTTGTCAGGTCGTCCACGGCATTCTTGACTGCGCCTTGGACGCGCTGCCCCACGGTAGCCATATCGCCCGGTTGCGAGGAAATTCCGTCGAGTGTCCGATTGATATGATCCAGCCATTGCTGTGAAACTTTCTGATCAGACTGAAAGGCCAGATTGCGGCTTGTGATGGACTGGCGCGCAAGATTCTCAGCCATCGCCTGCTGTGGCTGGCCGGTAACTTCGGATGGCCGCAAGTCTATGCCTGTGCGCTGCGCCAGTGCCTCGCCTTCTGCGGCATGAGCGGCTGAGCCGCTATCACGGCCAAGGAAATTCATAACGGACCCGGCAAGATTCTGCGGCATCAATGCCTGCGCGCCCTTGCCTAGCATATTCAAGACGCCGCCAACGCCTCCGCCAAAGGCAGCGCCAGTGCCTGCCTGCTTAGCCTTCTCAGCGGCGTAATCGTCAGCAGTCACAGGTTGACTCAGGCCAGCAAGAAGACCCTGCAAACCTCCGGATGTTGCGGCACGTGCAACACCAGTTCCGATGCCTTCAATGCCACCGGCTGGGGCCAGCATTGCTATATTGCCCAACGCGCTGCCCGTCGTGCCGCCCGGTGCCGCGAGTAATGGCGCATCTAACTTCGCTTTTTCCTTTGCGGCTTTGCTAAGTTCTGCCGCCATGCCGGGATCGACTGAACCAGAGAATCCGGGGATCAGAGCAGACATAGGCACATTAGCCGCTAATTGCTGCACACCCAATGCCGCATCCGTCATGCCCTGCCCGATAGCCGCCGGTAAATTGCCCATGAAAGTCGGTTCAGCAGGGCTATAACTGTCAGTCTGCCCACCACCATTGAGCGCAGCAAGCAATGCAGGATCGGTGACGGGTTTCAATCCGCCATTCAACTGCGCTAGCAAAGCAGGGTCTGTGACAGGGGTCATTGGTGGAACCATTGTCCGTTGACGTTGACGAAAGTTTCACCATTGATGACCTTCGTGGGCGGTGTGCCTCCTGCTGTTACTTGAGCGCCTGCTGGAGTTGCCAGCGGCGCAGGATTGACTGGTCCCGGCTGCGCTCCGGGAATACGGCCCTGTCCCGGCGTCGAGCGTCCCTGAATGCGCTTCGTTGTCTGGTCCATCAGGCTATTGATCTCAGCAATGTCACGCGCATGATTCCGAATGATGTCAGCATTTTCTTGCGGAGTCTTATAACGACTGACAGTCAGTTGCTTTTCTGACTTTAGAACCTCTTCGGTTGGTGCTTCCTGCTTGGTTCCAGCCGCATTGATAGCCATGTCACCGGCTATCGTATCAAGCCCTCTGTTGCCTATTGGATTGATCAGTCCAATGGCTTGCGATTTCGGTACTGCCTCAACTCGTTTTGCTAATTCATCCGCAGAAAGCCCCTGCAAATCCTTCGGATCGGCCCCCGTATAAGCGGCAACGAATGAAGTCAGATTTGTCGCAAGTTGCTGTGATGCTGCGCGGCGTTTTGCGAATGATCCTAGTGTCTTCGTATCGGCTTCATTCAAAGCGATTGCATCAGGAGTCAGTTTTCCACCGCCGGGAGTTGTCGTTTGATAAGCATCCACAACTCCACCGCCGGGAGCGGGCATAATCAGATGCGTATTGCCGGAACCATCTGGTACAAGATATCCACGGCCCTTGGTTGCACTTGCGCCAATACTTGCCACATTGGCAGCGGACGCAGTACGCATCTGTTCCAATTCCTTCTCTCCTGGCAACTTAGCTGCGGCTTCTGCTGCTGCTTTTGCTCCAGCGGCAGCCGCTTCAGGCCCAGACATCGTAGCAAGCCTTGCCGCGTCAGCTGCGGTTTGTTCGGGTGAACTTGCCGCTGCCAGTTCTGCCTTTTTCTCTCCACCCTTTTGGTAGATTGATCGATCAGCGGCAGCCTGCAAATCCGCCTGTTCCTGCGCGTGTTTGGCGGTATAAGCCTTGTTCATAGCCTCTGCCTGCTGGCTCGAAAGACCAGCAATCTGGTCCTGCGCCTTCTTCAGCATCATTCCGCCGGCCAGCGCCTGGATCATCTGCGCGATTGCACCGCCACGTCCCGAGTTCGGCACGTATCCCGCCTGCAGCATCTGCTGACCGAGTTGGCTCAGCAATCCCGCCTGCGACTGTCCCGCAGCAATCTGCCCGAACTGCGTGGGGTCCAGAAAGCCCGCATACTGCTGGTCGAAGCGCGGGGTCAGGATGGTTTGGCCGGTGGTCGGGTCGGTAGCCATGATTTAAGGCCTGTAGGGGAATGGCTGCATATTGGCGAATGGCTGCATGGGATCAGGCAGGGTGCTGGTCAGGTTCGGCGCTGCGCCTGTTCCCGTATAGCCGGGAGTTCCTTGGCCGCCCATGTATTTCTTCATGGCGGCCAGCACCATTGGATTGTTCAGGAGGCCAGACAGGCCGCCCAACGCGCCGCCAGCCTGTTGCTGCGGCTTCTGCATCGCCATCTGCTGCATCATTGCCATCAGCAGCGGGGAATGGTCGGGTGTTGAGTTGTCGTCCATCAGCGTAGCGGCTGCATGCGGGCTTGCATTAGGGCTTGCATCAGCGGACTGCCTTGGGCCTGCTGCGGCATCTGTGCTCCGCCCGGCATGCCTTGCGGCATTGGGCTAGGCGACATCGGCGGGGCCATCGCGGGCTGTCCGAACTGTCCTTGTGGACCGGCAAACTGCTGCATCATGGCCGAGACATTCTGCGGCTGGGCCTGCATACCGCCCATCCCCATCGGGGGCATTGGGTTCTGAGCCAAACCACCGAAGCGATTCCCCATCATCATGTCGTTGGGGTTGCTGCGCATGCCCATGTTCCCGCCAACATTCGTCGGGAAGTTCTGCTGGGAAACACTCGTCGGATTGCCGCCGCCGAACCATCGGGAGGGCAAGCCACCGAATCCCGGGTGCCCGAAGGGCATGGAAGGGTTAAACGCCATTTTCTCTCTCCCGTTCGTAAATCATTCTCAACTCAACTTCAATCTCGCGCAAATCGTTCGCCGCATCACTGACACCGTGCCAGTCGCAAATCTTGACCTTGTGTTCCAGGTAATGAATCAGCGTATTTCGATACTGAATCACCTGATCGGACTTTTTCATGCCGCTTCCAACTTCTCCAATCGTTTATCCAGCGCCTGAATCGACCCCAAAACCGCGCCCAGAAGGTCGATGATCTGGATGCCCTGTGACTTCGGCAGATTCAATGCTTCGTTGAAGTCCTCAGCAAATGTTCCGATATGCGGCTGCGGGTCGTTATGATAGTTCCAGCGATGCAGGGGCAGTGACCTGATCGCAGTCAATGCGGCTTCGGGTTCTACCGGGCCTTGGTCGTCTTTCAATTCCCGCGAGCACATCATCATCGCCATCATGGCTGCCGTCAAAGCCGCTGAACCCAACTGGCCTTCGGTCTGGTTCGTGGCATTCGCCTGTCCCAAGTTGCCCTGATAGGCGTTGTTCTGCATGCCAGCGTTGAGTCCGTAAGCCCCGGTCACATCAACCGGCGTCGGCTGGCCGTTCGGGATCATGCCTAACAGAGAGGACATATTCGCCATCTGCTGACCGGGCAATGTGTTGTTGTACATCGTCGGCGCGTTGCCAGCATTGATGGCGCTTAGCAAGTTGTTAAACCCAGAGTTCTGATGATTCAGTTGGAGGTTGCCATAGCCCAGTCCGCCTTGCAGAAGGTCATTCAGCTGATTGGTCTGGTTGTTCTGGCTATTGTTGAACATTGAGGCATTCGCACCCAGCATCGCCGACTGTGTCTGCGCTCCGGCATTCATTGAGGCATCGTACATCGAGGCATTTGCAGCTGTTTGGGCGTTCGCCAGAGCGTTCTGCAGGGAGGAGTTCTGATAGCCCTGCCCGAAGGCTTGTCCTTGCGCCTGTAACCCTTGCGTCAGCGCCTGATTGCGTGCTTGGGCGTAGGCATCATTCTGGCTACGGCTGAAGTTGTCGAATGCCGCGTTATAGGCTTGGCTGCCGGGCTGAATCCCCTGCCCCACCATCTGCTGGTCGAAGGATGCCTGTTTCTGCTGCCACTGCGGGTCCAGGTTTCGCTGCGCTGCCTGATAAGCCGCGTCCGAATATTGGCCCATCGAGTTCAGGATATCCGGCGAAATCGTCACATGGCCGGCATCGGGGAAGCCTCCCGAGGCATACGGAGGCGGCGCTACGGCCTGGAAGGGTGTATTCGTGCCCGGTAGGTAGTTGAATGCCGAGGCGACGCCACCGGCTGCTGGTCCTGCGGGTTGCTGGACTCCAGGAACGACCGGCATCGGGCCTGCTGTCAGGCCGCCACCGGGAATGGGTGTTGCGGTAGCCATTATTGGCCTCCCCAGACCTTGTTCAGGGCCTGATTCCATGCGGGATTGACCGGCTGGCCCATCAGGCTGTTATTCGGCGGCTGCATGCCTTGAGGTGAGGGTTTCTGGCTCGGCATCTGCTGCTGCGTGACCTTGTTCATAATCAGGTTCTGCAGGTTTCCCAGCCCCGGCGCTTGGCTTAATGGTGTAAGCGGTGTCTGCGCTACCTGCATCGAGCGGTCCACCAGCCCCTGCATTCCCGGAGATAGACTGGTCGTGAACGTCTGCTGCCCGTTCGGTCCCGTACCGTAGGTTTGCGAGCCGAACGGCGTAATTTTGTCGATTCGGTTTGCCGCGCTCTGCGCGTTGATGACCGTCGTCGGGTCGATGGGTGTCGGCGGTTTGGGGGTCTTGGCTGTCATGGTCTGTTCTCAGTAGTCCGAATATCAGTAAGTCTTGCCCGTGTTTCGCCTTGCGTTTCCTGCCTTCCTGCGCAAAACCCAGCCGTTCCACCAGTCGAATACTCTTCGGATTATCCGCCCGTATCTCGACCGTACAACGTGCGCACTGAAGTTGTCCAAATACATACGCCCAAACTAGCCCTAAGAATCCCGGCGTCCCGCCTCCCGGTTCTGCCGCTACCGAAAGATCAACATCCTCTCCCGTGTAGTTGCTGAATCCCACCACCGCTACCGGCTTTCCGTCCTTGATGCGCCCCAGAAACTGCGCGCCTTCCGGTAGCTTTTCTGCCAACTTCGCCTCCAGCCAAGGCCGCAAGCGGTCTCCGTAAACGATCACAACCCCATGCAACGCCGCAGTATCTTGCGGCCCTCATGCCTCAACTTCTCGCACTCAATCTGGCTTCTCAACTCAGCCCTTTGCCGAGGGGTAAATTCCGGCATCTTCTCCATTCGCCGGAATGTTTCCACCGGATTCCGCAAGAATAGCTGGCGCATGTATTCGGTCATTGTATTCCCGTCGCCAATCCTTCGATGATATTCGCTCGCTGCGTCTGATGCGCCTCGGCCTCTTTCTTCGCCGCTTCGGCACCCAGAATATGCGCTTCAGCCTGCTGTTTCTCGGTGTTCGCCTGCTTGTTTTGAGCGTCCGCGCCTGTCTTGACCGTCTCGTTCTGCAGTTTCTGCGCGCCGGATTGCTGCAAAGCTTCCTGCAACTTCTGGTTCTGCTGCTGCAGTTCCTGCAACTGCTGGCCCTGCTGCGCGGTCTGCTGCTGAAGACCCTGCAACTGTACCAGCGTGCTCGGCAGGGCGTTGATGGTCTGTTCCAGCTGACGGCCAGACTTATAGGCGTCCTTGATCAGCATCAGCCCTTCCTTGAAGAGGTCGGCAGGCATGATGTCGTGCTTCACGAGTGGGAGCAGGGCCGTGCAGTAGCCGGTCCATGCTTGAGTAAACTGCATCACCTGTTCCTGAGTAGCGGAATCGTCCTGCACCATCGTGCTATCAGACTCGACATCGACCGCATAGGACGTAGCCAAGTCGCTGCGCATGGTAGCGAGTTGGAGGTCACTCAGTTGAATCCCAGACATCGCCTCGATCTGTTCGGGCTGGAACTTCTGCGAGATCAGCTGGGCCATGATCCGGAAAACATCCCGGAAGAACAGCGCGACGGTCTGCACTCTCTGGCCTGTCCTGATGTCGGCCCAGTCGTTCTTGATCTTCTGGGCGGTTGCGGTGTCGTTCGGGTTGCTTATCCCGCGTTGAATGTCAGCAATACCGTTGACCTCATAGATTCTGGATTTGACCCATTCCATCTGCTGGATCAGTTGCTGCAGCACCATCACCTTTTCTTCCATCTCCAGGTGATAGATGATCGCATCGCCAGAGGCTTTGCCATCCTGTTTTTGCAGGCGCGCCAGAAGTTGCGTTACGGCAACAAATGAACCGTCCGGGTAGTCCTGCACCCCTTTCTTCAGGATGTCACCGAATGATGCATCGTAGAACGAGATATCCTTCACTTGCTTGGTGATCTGGTAGATGCGGTCGGCCAGTTCGTTCGCCTGCTTCACCAACTCCTGGTAGTCCCAATAATCGGGGTTCGGCAGCAGTTCTTCGGTCGAGACGTTCGCCATCATCGGCGCGGGGCAGGGGAAGAATCCGTCCAGTTCCAGCGGGTCGTCCTCGCGGTCCAGTTCTTTGGGATGGCACTCACTCACCCACACCCGCTCTTTCTTGGCCTTGTCCCAAATCTCATAGACCGTGTACGTGTCCTCATACTTCGCCATCTGCGGTGGCTTGCGGCTCAGGCTGTCACCCGAGGATGTTCCCGAGGATTGCCCCGTGTTCTGGGCGAGTTCCACATGGAACTGGTCCTCGATGTCGTCCTTGGTCATGTAGTGCTCGAAAGCCACCCAGTTACACTGCCTCCAATCCTTGCACGGGTGCCAGCGAAACTGCTTCCAGCTGAAGTGCCTGAGATTGACACACTGCTCGACAATCACAGCCTGCTGCATCGGCTGGCCTTCTTCGTCCAGCACGGGTTCCTGCGTAATCGGGTTCAGGACCGGAATCTGCTCGATTTCCGAGTCCATCTCGACCTTGGCTACCCCATAACCAGCAACCAAGTAGTCATTGACCACCAGATGCGCGTCGCGGTCGAAGAGGGTTGTGTCGATGGTGTAGGACAGCGCACGCTCGATGCACATCGCGATGGTGTTGTCATCGGCACCGGCATCGGTTATTGGCGGGGCGCTAAGCGGTCCCCCCATCGGTCCCAATTGAGGCTGACCCACTGCTGGCGGTCCCATTGGTAGTGCTGACCCGCCTTGAACCATAGGTTGTCCGGGTGGATTTGCACCATTCGGTCCCAAAACTCCCGGTTGAGCCTGCGACGCTCCAAGCGCTCCATTCGGCGCTGCCATGCCGGCCAGTAGAGGTGGCGCTCCAGCCCCAGCCACCTGAGCCTGTGGGCCAGACGGATTGCGCTTGCGAACGTCAGGTTTCGGTGGCGAGCCATAGATTCTCCCGTGAATCAGCTTGACCGTCGTGTTGAAGACCGGAAACAGCGGCTTCTTGGCTTGGGCGTCGTAGGTGCAATATTCAGTCTGGGCAATGCTAGCACGGTCGCGGCAGACGCCATGCGCCTTGTCCTCGTCGGCAAGACGTTTGAGCCACATGTCCCTGCGGGAGGCGCTAGACATGCTTCACCGGGTCAAAGGTTATCCACTTGCCCTGATGGTAAATCTGCACCGGACGGGTGAAGTTCAGAAGCCACGGATATTTCTTGATCAGTTCAGCCACGGTCATTCACCCGCTGCCAGCCTTTGTCCTTGAAATCGCCAATCCGCATCGGTTCGTCCCAGTTAATCTGTTTCGGCACCGGCTCGGTCTGGGCCTTCCACGTATGTGCGATGTGGCGTCCAAACAACGAACAGGCGTCCACCGCATCATCGCGCCGACCACCGGGAAACGCAATGCACTGCTCGATGACTCGATCAGCCCAGTCGGTGTGCGGGAAGTAGACCCGTCCGAGTTCGCACAAGCCTTGGAAGGTTCTCGCCATCGCGGTCTTCTCAGCGCTTGATGGCAGCCAGACGGCGGGCACGAACACGTTACGCTGGCTCATGCGCTTGGCGAGCCACGGTTCCACGCTCCGCCTGATCTGCCCGCCTTCCCCGACGAAGGCCAGTGGCTTGAACTGCTCGACCAAGTCGAGAAGCCTGTCCACCCAGACATCAGAGGTCTTCTGCCCGTGCCACCAGCCTAGAGCGTAGACGTTGTCGAACTGATCAACGCCCCAGACAGCCAGTTCGGTGTAGTCCCCGCCATCGTCAGTCACAGCGAAGTCGCCGGACATGTAGACGTTCAGCGCTTGTGGGGCTTGGGTGTAACGCTTGAACCCCGCGCGCTTGAAGTAGTTACCGTCGTCAGGCGTTGGGTCTTGCAGGTAGAGGCTAGACCATTCACGGGGGAAGGTATTGGCCTTGATGCGCTCGAGCGCCGGGCGGTCGTAACGTTCTGCCCAGGGCGGGTTATCGAGGTCTGCAGGTATCTTGATGACCTTCCAGCGGTCGGCACCCCGCTTCTCGTTCTCCATCAGCCAGCCGACGAGGTCTTCTTCGTGCATCCTATGCTGGATGACGACGATGGCCCCACCGGGCCTTATGCGATTATAGAACGTGCCGGTGTACCACTCGCATACACGCCTGCGTTCGTTCTCAGACTGTGCGTCCTGCCAGCTGCCAAAGGGGTCGTCTATGACTCCGAGATGCCCGCCATGACCGTACAGATCGCCACCAATGCCTACCGCGAAGTATCCACCGCCTTTGTCTGTCGCCCATTCTCCCTTAGCGCTTGAATCCTCACGGAGGTTAACGCCGGGGAACAGATTTTGGTATTGGGGGCTTCGGACGCAGTTCCGAACCGATCCACCGAACTTCTCTGCGAGGGCATAGGAAGCCGATGCGGACACAACTTCCATAGTCGGATCATGTCCAATGGCATAAGCTGGAAACCTCTCGCTGGCTATCTTGGATTTGCCGTGCTGCGGCGGGCACAACAGTATAAGCCTGTCGAACTCCTTGCGGATGACGGCATCGAATGCACTGCAAATTTCCCGGTGGATGCGGCCATCGGACCAGCCGTAGGTCGTGTAGCGGGTAAAGTCAATTAAGCTGCTGCGGGCCTTCAGCCTGGACCTCTTCTCCAGCAAGTCGTCTCTCAACTGAAGCAATTCGTTCGTTGAGTTCTGCTTCTGTGAGGTCTTCAGGGCTGCGGTCTGGGTCATGGTTGGTTACATCGAGCGATTGTGCTGGCTTTCCGTCCAATCGGTCTGCAACCATTGTGATAGCTGCAAGGTTAACGTCATCGCTCAAGGCTGCCTTAACCAGTTTCTTGGCTATCTTCGTCAGCGCGTCTCGGTCGGAATGCTGAGCCAATGCACGCCTAAGCGCCTGCTCAAATTCCTTCCCTTTCGCCCTGTTTCTGCTTCCAATTGGCGCACCCATTTTACTTTAGTACTTACTCTTTGATTTTCCGCTGGATTTTCTTTTGTCAGCCGCTGCGAAGTCCTTGCCTACCTTCTGGGGTACTCCAGCCTGTTTGGCAAACTTGGGATTGTGCGCGACGGCTTCCATGAAGCGATGTTGTTTTGCAGATTTGCTTGGCATATCAAGTCAGCACATGGCCGCCTATGTAAACGTCAAAGGTTCCTGCCACTGTTGGTGTCCCGCCAATGTTCAGGTAGACGCCGGTCGTGGTCGATCCATCAGCCGGAGCGCTCAGTCGAATGGCTGCCGTGGGGCTGAAAGCGTAGTCAACAATGTCAGTTGATGCGACCAAGGGCGTTACATTCGCGGTAGCCGCAGTCACAATAGCCGTGCCGCCCTTGGATGCCGCCGTGTAAATGCCGGCTTCAGTGGTAGTCGCGGCTAGGCTCGTGCTGGAGTTGGTGAATGTGGCGTAGCGGAAGATCACCCCGTTATCCCCACAGGGGATTGAGATGAAGATGTCCGCCGCGACGTTGCATCGGACGCCCTTGACATAGGCGAGGTGGTCTAATCCGGCTGGCGTCATTTAGGCAGGCTCCACAAGTAACCAGGCAACCGTACTGGTGTCTGTTGCGGCACCCTTGATGCCAAAACTCGTCCCGGCATTGCGGCTCGATACGTAGGCAACGCCCAGCGGGGTTCCACCAATGACATTCGCCGTGATGAAGATATTGGAGTTTGCCGTCACTGCCGTGGTACTGACCGTAACCTCGGTGGTGCCATTCAGGGCTATTCGCCCCATTGTGGCTGCGCCGCCTGCGGTGGGAACCGATAGCGCGGACGTGGTGACTGCCCCGCCGCCTACCTGGAGTTGCCGCAGTGTCATCCGAGGATACGCCCGCCGATATAGACATCGAACGTCGCAGCCACATTGGGCGTGCCGCCGACATTGACGAATACGCCTGTCAGACCTGCATTTGCTCCACTGGTCTGCTGTGTGAGCAGGAGGGCGTCAGTCGTGGCGGGTGAGGCAATCGTGCCTGCAAGGTACTTTGCCGCCGCGGTAAGCGGGGTCAGCGTGCCGGTAGCGGCAGTGACAATGGCCGATCCGCCTGCACTTACTGCGGTATAGACGCCGCCCGTGGTCGTAGCCGAGGCGAGCGTTGCGGAAGGATTGGTGAAGACGACCTTGTCGAACAGGACGCGCTTGGAACCGGATGGGATCGGGACGAAGATGTCAGCAGCCGCATTGGCGCTGATACCAGTGGCTACACCGAGCCAGTTTAAGCCATCAAATACAGCCATTGCGAAGTCTCCCGGTAGTTTTGAGCAGCCAGCTGCACAATGCTTCGCAGGCTAAAGCCTTTTACCCTATTCAGCGCCTGTTCGCAATAGGCTAGTGCGAGGTTCGTATTAGACTAAGGTCTAATAGCAATGCTATAGGATAGGCGTATTGTAGTGCTTGCTCCATCCTAACTAACAAGGATTTGTATGAAGCGCGAACAGCTTACTAACGTTACCACTGAGGCACAGACCACTTCCCCCGCTTCGCAGACGGTTGCCGAGCTGTGCGCAGACCTCGCCGAGCTCGCCCGACAAGGCTGTGTGACCCTAGACAACGTCGCACCTCACACGGCCGGCGCCGGACGCTGCGTGCGCATTCGCGGATGGCTGTACACGGCGCAATATTACGAGCGCAACGTTATCGCGCTGGCCGACCGCATCATCGCCCTTCGCTCGCAGCAGGTGACGCCATGACCGTATACGCCTCTACCACGCGCTATAAGCGGCGCACAGCCGCAGGGGACAAGTACCTATCCATCTGGTTCACGCCAGCCACCCTGTCCGTCCTGCGCAGTCTCCAGCGCAAGGGCGGGACGGTCGAGAATACGATTGCCGGCGCTATCCTGCACGCCGCGATGTATTGCGAATTACGCAAGACCAAGTGATACGCCGAAGTCGCCGGTCTGGGCATCCTGCGTCACAGTCACCGCGCCGGAATCCGAATGCACGAATCGACTGCGGGTTCCGGTGCCGCTGATGTTCGCCGTCCCGATGGTCGTCCCTACGGTCAGTGCGCCGCTGGTGGCGTCCACGTCGCAGACACTGGGGTTGTCCGATGAGAAGGACACGGTGACGCCGGTTGCTGGCGAGCCGTCAAGGTTCAAGGCGACCAGCGAGGCCACATGCCCGCCAGTGTCGGTGTTGAGGTCGATTGTGAGTGATGCGGACATAATGCCTCCTATGAAGCGTCTGAGTTGAGGGAATGGCGACGGAGAATCAAAGAAAAACCGTACCGTGAAATCCCCGCGATGATGCGCCTTGCCACGCAGCCAGCGCAATAGCTCGCGCAGCCAATATATCACCTGCGCATTTCCACAAATATTAGATAACTTCCATAAGTTATTGCGCTAAATGCAACCACGCTCAGTACCAACAGAGGCAACGCGAACATCAACCCGTGCGCATTGACTAGCACCACGGCAACAACGACCATCACTGCGGCGATTAACTGAATAATCGCATAGAAGGCTATCAGAGGGTCACGTTTCATGGCGTCTTTTGCGGTGTCGTGACCGTGGTCGTGGTGACAGTCCCGCCAGGCTGGCAGTCGATGGTAAACGAGAACGCCGCAGCCATGCCGCCAGCCTGCCCCGCATAATGGCGCACGCAATCGCGGTCAATGTTGTTCAGCACGGTGTCGATCTGCTGCGTGGCACAACCCGAACAGAGGGCCAGCCATATCAGAAGTACGGTCTTGATGATGAGGTTCATGCAACGCTCCCTTGGGTGTATTTCGCCTTCGCGACCGCGAAAGCGTTCAGTAAGTCGATGCCGCTGTTCGTGTGCTGTCCTGCCGTGGAACCGGGCAGGCTCGCCCAGATCGGCGCAGCCATGGAGATAGCGCCTTCCACGTCCCCTGCCTCCAGCCGTTCAATCGAGCCGCAGTCGCGGATCAGTTGAATCGCGGCGCGGTCCTGATTCTCCGGGGTGAACGCGGTGAAATGCAGGATGTGGACAAGGCTTCTCCAAGTCGGCCAGATGATCTGGTAACGGCCTGCGGCGGTGCTGTTGAGGCTATGGTTTAGCTTGTCCGGGTGGGCATGGTAGTCGGGGAATGTCAGCATGTGGTTAGGCGTGGAGCCCACCAGCACGTTGTAGCCGTCATCCGAATTGGCGAGCATGACCGGGCCTATCTCGCTGTACGCAAGCATGTCCAGAAACGCTGCGATACCGGGGTCAGTCGTCAGACGAGTCATCTTTGCCGCCCATCCAGTACAGAAACCACAACGCCCACAGGACGATGCCGCCTAGAGTCAACATGACGGCGGCGCAGAGGGTCATTCTCCTGCCGCCAAGTCATGGATAGCAAGGGACATCATTCCGCACGCCTGCGCAATCGTCAGCATGTCCCCGAACTGATAAGCCCCACGGTCAGGATAGGTGATGACGATGACAGCCGAAGTCTCGGCAGGCAACTCATCCGCCAGAACCCGCAACCGCTGCGGTATGTCTGTCAGCGGTGGACGCTTGAGGGCTTCGACAGCCTTTAGGCTCATACCCTGCCGGTGCCGAAGAAGAACGCCATGCAGATGAAGGCCCAGCCCAACTGCCACAGGTTGACCGGCGAGGGGATGGGAATAGAGCCAAGCACCATCAGGATGATGCCTATCAGTGCGAACAGTGCTGCGGTAGTCATATCGTTCTCCTCTCACGTTTGAGGGCATGCCATAGCGACACCAGAAGGAACAGCGACAGTCCTGCGCCGAATGACATGGGAATGAATGCTGCGGCGTACACGAGGTTTCTCACCGTGGCAACGGCGTTGGCGGACCATGGCCGTTTAGTTCGGCTTCCATCAGGTTCGCGAAGTCGATCAGCGATTGAATCGCGTTCACAGAGTCCGCCTGCTGCTGCGAGGTCATGTGCGGATACAGCACCACGAGCCTCGTTATGGCGTTGTGGCCGCCACCGCCGACGATAATGACGACTGAGATGACACGTTCTCCTTTATGATCCTGTGGTTTTAGGTAGATTGCCGTAAGAGCCAAATGGCGCAGGCATCCTGTATGCCGAATGCGGGGGTGCCGCATCAATGATATTAGCGAGATGCTCTGCCGCTTCTCTTTGCTGATCTGGTGAGCCATAACTGCAACAGCGGTAGCACCCGCTTGACGAGAAATCATTAACGCAAGTGCATCGCTCATGGCATGGCGTCGTATGGTGACATGGACACGCCTTGATTGCGTCGCTCATTTCCCGGTTCCCTTCTGTAGGTTTTCAAGGTTCTGAATCTTCGTCGCATGCACGCCGCGCCATGCCTCGAGGTCGCGCAGCCTGCCGTCCACTCGCGCTTCCGAGCGCGTAATCGCCTCCTGCATGTCCATGTTCGTCCGCGTCATCTGGCCGTTGATGAAAATGCCTAGAACAATCACGCCTATGATGCAAAGTATGCAAGTAGCTGCGCAAACAATACCAACTGCGCCCATGCCCTCGTGCCGGTAAATGACCTTCTGTACCGGCCCGTTCTGCTGCTTCTCGACAACCTCCAGAACCGCCCTTGCCAGTGCGCCGACATCGCGCAACTGGTCGTAGATCATATCGGTCTCGCGCTCCCTCTGCGTGCGCGGGTCTTCAATCTCCACGTCTTGTTCTGGCTGCACGATGCTCCCCCGTGGTTATCCCTGCCCTATCTAGTGTCGCTGAGAGGCGATTTATCGCATCCGTCAGGTTGTGCATCTCGGAAATCACCGTCGCCCGGAACTCGACAAAGCCCACGTTCAGGACGTGGTGCCTGTCCTCTAACTGATCCACCCGCTCCTCCATTTCCTTGCCTTGCTCTTTCGGGGTCTTGAAAAAAAGCACGCACGCCAGCCCGATGATGCTGATGACCAGCCCCCAGATGGCTAACGCGCTATCGCTCACAGATTCCGCCAGTTCACGCTGTCGGCGCTGACCTGAACATGCCCTTGGTGCCCCCGCAACCATACGCTGCCGAGTTTTATGGGCTGGTCGTCGTTCATCAGAATTGCGCCGTCAGTGAAAGTAGCCTCGCGTGTATCTATCGCTACATCCATTGCATGCGTGAAGTTCATCCCCTTGCCAATCGGGTTCGCCGGGTCCAGGCTGCCGTTGACTTGATAGGCATAGCCGCCCCCGCCACTGGTATTGCCGGTCGCGGCACCGGGGAGCATGGTCTTGTGGTCGTTCTTGCCGACGATGCTGTTCAGGCATGTCAGAGCGCCTATCCAGTGCTTGGCCTCGTTGCCTTGGGCGCCGGGACCGCCACTACAGACCGAATAGGCATAGGCTGCGTGATACTTCCGATAGGCGGTATCCCCATCACTTCCCGGTAGCCAGTCGGGCACGAACTCCAGCCCACAGACGACTCTAGACGGCCCCGCCCGGTCTGCCAATAACCCAAAATCCCCCCACGCATTGCCGTAATTGATTTCCCCAATGCGAACCCAGCCCTGCTTGAACTCGTGGACGATTCCCGCCGCATCCGGCTGTGTCGCAAAGTTGCTGTTCGGCCCAAAGGAGTTCCACCACAGCGCGTCTGCCACCCCGCCATTGATGCGCTTGGAGTGCGTGACTTGCGTGTGGGACAGGTTGAACCCGGTCTGGAGTTCGGACTGTAGATCGACGTCATGCCAGAGAGACACGCCACCGTGGTTTCTTGCCGTGACAACGTGCTTGAAGAACCCCACCCCGATACCACCCCCGCCCGGAGGCGTCGGGTAATTGTCTGTCCAGACGATATCGACCGAGTTTGCGTCCTGGTAGATGCACTCGGGATAGCGGTTGTTAATGCTCGTCTTGACCGTCGAACCGTTGAGGTCCGGGAAGGTCCGGGTGTAAGTGACGTTGGGCTGGGTCATGTCAGTTAGAATACTTGTACACGGTCATGCCAGCGGTGCAGGTAGGCTGCGGGCAGGTCGTGGCGTGAGGCGTGAAGTAGTCCGCGAAACTGATGTTCAGGTAGTAATCCGTGTTCAGGAGCAACTTGCAGTTCGCGCTCGTGCCCGTCTTGCTCGATATCGTCAGGTTGGCACTCGGGGAACCGCAGACCGTGGTGCTGCCGGTGAAGTAATCGCCGGGGGATTTGCTGACGCTTAACAACGCCTGCATGCCGTAACTCGTGTTGGAACTAAAACTCACACCATCCGCTGTGGCTCCGGTGTTGAACTTGAAACTCCCGAAACCCATCGCGTTCAGGGTTACCTGAAGCCCGAACCCGAACTGTCCCGCATTACCGGGCCACGGTCCTGACATCAGTCCGGCATAGGTGTTGTTCCACGTCGGATGCAGGTTCGCGTTCAGGCTTCGTATGTTCCCCGCGCACATGCGGGCGTAGCCGATCTGGCCCAAGTCACCATCGTGGCTGCCCGGAACACAGACGCCAGGATCAGGGGGTGGCGTGGTGCCCGTGCAGGCGCCTGTGAGCGTCCCGGTGGCGTTCGCGTTGCCGGTAGCATCCACCGTCAGCAGGGTGGACGTGTTGGGCGTCAGGACACAGGCAGAGGGGGTTCCGGTGTTGATGTAGATGGCCGAGGCGCCAAAAGCCAGCTTGACGGCGAATACCAGCAAGAGTGCGGCAATTATGCCGACCCACGGAACGTAACGAATGTCTATTTTCATAAGTCTCCTAATGGGTGAGCCGGGTGCGCAAACAGGGGGTATCACGCGATTGCTGCTTAGTGTGGTCAAACGTGGAGGCAGCGGACTTCACAGTCGGCATTCCTTTTCCGCGTCTACCCGGCTCATTGGAAACAAAAAAGCCCAGCGACGCCGAAGCCAGCTCAGAGGGAGTGCTGGGGCGTGCTGGGCCATAGAAAACGGTCCCTGTGGGATACTTGTGGAAACTAGCACGTATGCGGGTTCCAATCAATCCGGCAGGACTTCGCGGAAATGAACAATTTGATCCTCAGAGAAGACTCTTGCGGAATTAGCGATGGCTTGATCCCTGCCGCCAAAGAGGCGCAAGAAGTCACCGCAGTAAACTCCCCAGCATTCGCGGGGCTTGCGCGGCTCTGGGGCGGTCGGTGGACCCAGAATATGTCTCTCCAGAACCACAAGGCGTCTTGCCAAATCATCCAGTATTGCAATCTCGCTTGCGGTCATACGGCTCTCCTAGCGCCCAGCAGGGCGAATGCGTCGGTTTCGTTGTGTACCTCATGCACCCGGCAGCCGTGCGCCTTGGCAAGCGCGTGGAGGGCCTTCTCGGGGGCGGTCAGTTCCCTGCGGCTGGGAGGCTTGCTTCCATCCTTGATTTCCACCAGATGCACCATCCCGCGCCAGCAGACGATGAGGTCGAAGGGCGTGCCGTAGGGCGAGCAGTCCAGTACCCCGGCGCCCAATTCCTCCAGATACCGCTGCAACTGGCTGTGGTTGGCATCTTTGCGGCGGCGCACAAATCCACGGCTCATCGCCTCGCCCTCGATCCGCTCACGTTCCGGCCCTTGCGCTTGGCCTTGCCTGCTGCGATGCGAGAGACATGGGCTGTGGTCAACCTGCTACTCTCTCGCTCCCAGCTATAGGCGGCCTTGCATCGCTCTCCAGCAAGTGCATTGCATAGTGGACAGGGTACAAGTCGCCATGCTGCCTGAATCATACGGACCTCGGGATGATCTTGGTGGGGGTGCGGGTGGACTTCTGGCGTTTGTAAAGCATAGGATCGTAAACGACGAGTTCCCCGCGCGCTTTGCAGTCAAGCCAGTACAGGCATTGATCGAGTGCCTGAATCTCGGTAAGTCCGCCCAATTGCCAGACCTTGTTGGAATGGCAGGCATGGCAGGCTGGCACCACGCAGAACTGAAGCCCCTGCCAAGGGTGATGGGCCTCGCTTGGTCCAGCCCTCCAGCACCAAGAGCAACGTAGTTTCTTCACCTTAGCAATATGTTCTGACTCAGCGTTCGAGATTGGTCGGCTGTTTGCGCTTCTCACATCTGCTCCTCACTGTCTCGTATTCCCCTCGCCGCCTTTATTAGCGGCGACCACTTCACCGGCTTGCAGTCCATTCCCTGCGTACTGGGGTCGTCGCCCAGAAGGAATAGCAGCGTGATGGCATCGGTGCATTGGGATTTGGTCAGGTCCAGGCTGGAACCACCCAGCATGATGATCCCCTGCCGACCGTCCCCGAAGTCCCATGCTGGCAGGCTCTGAAACCCCAGCACCGTCCCGGATATCAGGTGTCTCCATCCGTCTTTCCGTAAGTAACAGCCGTGCCAGCGCAGTTGGCGGGCCAGGTCGTTACAGGTTGCGTTGAGTAGCCGCCTCTGAGCGTTGGTTGAATGCTCCTCGCCACTTTCCTGCCAGTCAGCCATGGACCTTCTCGCAGCCGACGCACATGGGCATGAAGAAGTCGGATTGATTCAGAGTAAAGTTTTCTGGTGGACTGCCTTCCCATCCCCATGTAAAGCCCCGTTCAAGCGTCTCCACTTCCAGCCTGTCTAGCCTGTCGGCGGTCTTCGGACATATAACGCGGACCAGAGATTTCTCGCCTTCATGCGCGAATGCTCCGCAGAGGCATTCACCTGACATGCCCAGTGTTTCAGATACTGGATTGATGGGAAGATTGTGGGATCGGTTATAGGCATCCCGCTTGGCAGCACTCCACCAATAGATGGGATTGCACCAGACTTTTGAGCCGATTCGGGTAACTTCTTGTCCGACATAGCGCATCCTCCGCGTGCTTTCTTCGTGGCGAATCCCCATGGCGAGCAGAACTTTTTGGCCTCGCTTTCTGTTGGGGATGTTCCTGATGAGGTAATCAATGGGACGTTCCTTCAGGCGGATGTACATCTTGCCGTGCTGTCCAGCACCGGGGAATCCGTACCGTTTGACGATTTCGTCATAGTCCTGCCCGCAATCCTCCTTCGCCCGAATCTCATGCAGCGGCCAATGGAATTTCTTGCACGTATCCCGCACGTATTGCCGTGTAGCTTCTATCCCTATGCCCGTATTGGCATGGAAGACCTCACAGCCGGCGACGTTCTCCATCATCCAGTGCGTCACGGCGAGAGAGTCTCTGCCACCACTGAACCCGACTCGGATCGCCACGGGCTTGAACTCCATGGCTTCCTCGATAACCTGTTCCGGTGTCTTCACTTCATCCCCTTCCGCAGCCGGTCGTCATGCCGTTTCTCCGTAGAGCAAAAGTCTGGATTCCAGCGTGTTATTTAGCCGTCGTTCTGCTTCAAGGAATGCCCGTAGGTTTGCGTTCTCAACCTCCAGTTCAGCACACCGAGCCTTGTAGTGGTCGAACTGGGCAAGCAGGGTGGTCTTCTCCAGCCTGCCGGTTTTGTTTCTTGGCCATGCGTAGGTTCTCATCCCGCCCTCCATATCTCGTTCAGCCTTTCAACCTGCTTGTCCGACAGCTTGCCCGCAGCGTTCAGCGTGCATCCGACCGACCAGAGGAATATTTCCTCCCAGTTGGTGAGCTGTTCGCGCTTCTCACAAAGCTCCTGCTTTCTAAGATTCTCGCTCTCAGACACCAGGACACAGCGGTTGGGGATTAGCATGATGCGCTCGTAGAAGTTGTTGGGCGGCGGACTTTGAACTGAGTTGAGTCGATGTACTCATACTCGTTTCGCCCGCAAGCATTACAGCGCCAGCACCAGACCGTCACAGGTAGAGTCATTCCGCCTATGCCGTTCTTGTTCAGACCGACGATAGTCTCGATCAGCCACGTACTCTCTTTAACCTCTCCACCACATGGACAGACTTCGCTAATCATTTGACGATCCCGTTCAGCAGTTCACCGATTCTTTTCTGGTTACTCTCTCGTTCGGATGCGCTCAGACGCTTGGGCTTGGCAGGCTGTTTCTTTTGGCTTTTTGCTAAAGCTTTTGATTTATATACTTCTGCTTCTGCTTCTGCTTGGTGTCGAATCACGCGTGACGTAACCACTGACACGCGTTGCGCAACGTCTTTTGCCTTCTGCCGTTCACGCCAGCGCCTTGAGCGGTCTGCGGTAGTGGCATCCTTCTCGCGATATTTGATATAATTCAATACGATGTAGCCACCATTAACACGAATTAAACGGCGACCATCGAACTCATGCGACCGGGATTCGGCATCGGGTTCACCAAGCAATGCTAGTGCGGCAAGTCCGCTCTCCTGCTCCATCATGGCGCGACTGACAATGCCGGGGCCTGACGCATGGACGAAGCCGTACCAGCCGGGAGGGACCACAAAGCCAGTTTCCTCGATAGTGTTGCCACCAGCGCGCAATTGCGGCATCGGCTCAAGAATCTCTTTCGGCTCTGCCATCAGCAGGGCGGTGATGAAAAGTTCCCGTGGGTCGCGATTGAACCAGAGGGTCGAATTCAGGATTCCACAGTCCAGTTTTACGAAGGCCATTCTTAGTTCCTCGTCACGGTAAGACACGCGTTGCTACCGTATCACGACACGCATAGGTGTTGCAATCAGTACCAATTCGGTCTACATTCCGCGCCGTGAACCCAGAACCGGCCATGTTGTACCTGATTCTCGTCCAGCACGAAGGCATGCTAGAACTCGTCCAGGGTGAAGAGACGGACGATGACCTGTGCTTCACGATTGTTCTGCCGGAGCAGGAGAAGTTGGCAGCGTAAGCAGGTCTTCAATCTCGGAAATGACGACCTCAGCACATTCTACGGTCGCCATGTCAAGCCAGTGCTTCATTGCAATACTCGGATACTTGCGTTGCGCAGCCGGGTAACGGGCATTGATCTCGGCCCTCAGGTCTTCTGAACAATCTTTCAGTGCAGCCTGAGCCTGCGAAAGCATTGAGCGCATCTGTTTAGCTGCGTTCTGCAACGCCCGCACGTCAACGCTCATGTAATCACTTTCAAGCAATATATCGATGGTCATGGCGCCACCAAGGATTCGTAGATAGGGTATTGGTGCGCGTTCTTGCGGGGATGGCACTTGCACGGCCTGACATGGCCTGAATGACGAAGCACCCCTGACCTCACCGCCCGCATCCAGACCGAACCCCAGGCATTCGGGTGGTCGGGTTCCTCCGTGAACTCGCTCAATAGGTCGTCAACGTGCACCAGACGGCTTCTGCGGGCCACGGAGACTAGGGCAGCGTAAGCCCTGTCCTTCCACTCCTCGCGCTCTGCGTCGGCTGCCAGAACCATTCCTGCGTCCCTGCGCCTGCGGGCTTGGGCGAACAAATCAAGCTGTGCGTTCATGCCTTGGCCTCCATGTAGGTTAGTAATTACTTGGGCCACGGAAATTCTGGCGCCAAGACTTGTGGGGTTGTGCCGAGAATCTTTGCGACTCTGGGCGCCCATTCAGGCGGGATGCGGCCACGCTTGAACCAGTTGTTGACCCGCTGGGACGTGAATCCCAGTTCCCGAGACAGGCTGGCCTGAGTATGGTTCGCCTTGCGTAGTACCTTGCTGAGTGTGTCCATGAAGCAATTAACGCACATCTACGAGGCGTTGTCAAATAATTGTTGACAAGCGCGTGTTGATACTTTACTCTGTGTTCCAAGGCGGATGAAGACTGCGGCCACGGTCAGGTTACTAGGGATCGAGGTGAGACGGGGATCAGCACCGACCATCCGCCCCTCTAACTAACGGAGTACACCATGAGCAACTTGGGTGAAGCGCGAACAGCCGAAGTGCCGCAGACTGAGGAATACACCAATCGTATTCGCAGTCTGGCCCGTTCAAAGAGCGGCGAGTTGTGGGCAGACCAGGAGGTCATCGACAAACTGCGCACCTACAAGTCCCTGTGCAAGTCCCAGCACGAGGTCATCAGGGGTTACGAGGAACAAGAGGCGGCGTTTGTTGCTGCGATCAAGCGCGCCATGCCGATACTTGAGTCCCACGAGTACAGGACGAACGAAGACATGGGTGCGCTCGTTGCTTGTCAGGCAGCCTTGGAGAAAGCGGGGGTGGAACTGTGAGCATCCTCTACGAACCCTTCAAAGACGACGACGCGATCAGCGCAGCGCTGGACCGCTATTGGGAAGAGGCTTATCTCGCTCTGTACGCGGAGGATGACGAGGAACCCACGAACCGGCAGGTTGAGGATCGTGCGCTTCAGATAGCCAAGGAGAAGTCCCGTGATTGACACCCTGAGAGCAGAAGCCGCTGCCATGCAGCAAGCCATCGACCTTTACACAACCCTGTGCATTGCCTC